TGTTTAGTTGCAGCTTGCAGGTCCAGCGTTGGATCAGCTGGCAACACCAGCGGGCCGGTCATCGTGTCACCAGCCACGGCAACATAAGTTGTGCTCAGATTGTCCAGCTTTGTCTTGTCGCCTGCTGACAAAGATCCAGGGTCTGATTGCGTGGCAGCTGTGATGCCAATCGTGGGAGTCAGCCCACCTGTAGAAGTAACAGGGGCCGTGGCTCCAACACTGGCCACCTTTGAGCCAGCTGAAGATCCTGCCTGGATGGCCGCTTGCATGGCCTGATTCGCTAGCCGGTTTGCATCAGCCAGCACCACCACTGAGTCATCAGCGTCTTTGACGTAAAGGGTTGGTGAGTCGCCGTGGATATTGACAGCAATCTCGGCAGTCCCGAGCTGGCTATCCGTGGGCGCTAAATCCTTCGTGACAGAGGAAATGGGCTTGATCTTTACAGGCTTGGCCATACCTATCCAGGTAAATTAACAGCTCTCATTCGGAGCTAGGTAAAGCCTACCTGCCTTAGTTAGGTTTAAGGATCATATGAGCCGCCATTGACCTCAGTGGCGAAGGTGAGTTGGTTGCCCCAGAACTGAACGATGTCACCATCGACTAATCCTTGAGTGCCATTGTCGGGATAGTTGACCAGCATCACGTTCTCCCACTGGCCCGATGTTCCGTTGTATTGAAGGAACTGATGATCAGCCGGGCTGGCGATTGTTACATCGCCTAATTGATCCAGGAAGGCGGCCCCACCGCCTCCGCCACCACCGCCAGCCGCCATATTGATGCGAATCCAGCCATTGGCTTGGTCTACCGCCAAAACCCAATCGCCGACATCAAATTGGGTTCCTCTAACAGCATCAACGTCTATCGCTGTTCCAGCAATGGATGCAACAAGATAAATGCCGCCATTGTTGTTAGTTGCATCGGGCAATCCTGCTCCAACTTCTAAACCAGCACTGACACCGAAATCTGTTAATGTTTCGATTAGTCCGGTGCTGGCGTCAATAGTTCCAGCCCATCTCATATTCTCCTTTGCTAGAGCCCCTTTTGATGATACAATCCAGCTATTGCCATTCCAGATTGATAGCGAACCGGTCGATTCTTGGAACCATGACATACCAATATGGTATGCAATTCCTCCAGGATCAGGTGTAGGAACGTCCTCCTGAATTAAGCCGACGCTGTAATTAGCGAGCTTCTTTTGTTCGACAGATCTATCTGCTAATCGTGCTGTGGGGAAAGCTCCCGTTGTGATCTTGCTTGCGTCCAGAGCGGGTATGTCATCCGGGGCCAGGGAGGTGCCTGCAATGACTCGGCCATAACTATCAACAGTGGTTTTTGTCCACTGGCCCGCAGCCCCTACCTGTTCGAGAGTTAAACCACCCGCACCATCAACAACTAGGCCGCTATTCGCGTCAATGGAGACACCGCCCTTTGTGCTGTCAGTCGGGACAGGCAGGTCGCTGCCGACTAGGGGAACAGCATCAGTAATGCTGCCATGGATGTCCCAGCTGATCCCTGACATCGTGCCAGCGTCCAGGGCATTGCCAATGCCGATTGACCCATCCAGCGCAACGGTCAGACCACCATCGAGTGGCACCAGGATCGCGCCGATCTCTGTTGTTGTGGCAATGGGCAGATCCCCTGGGAGCAGATCGGAGGTGCCATCGATCAAACCCTGGCTGGTGAATGAAATGCCGTTTTTTACGCCAGGGGAGATTGCATTTGTGATGCCAATCGCACCAGTCGCTTTGTCTATTCCACGATCAAGTGAGGCTGGATTGATCGATCCTGCGGGGAGCGTGTCAGCTGTGATCTTGGTGCCGTTGATTCCACTGCTCACCTTTGAATCAGTGACGGCATTTTGCGCTAACTGGGATGTGTTCACGCTGGCCAGTCCCAGCTTTCCGTTGGTGACACTCAGATCCCCTAGCTGAGCCTCTAGGACTGTTCCGGCGAGGATCTTGGTTGAGCCGGTGAACTGACCAAGCTTGCCTTCGGTAACAGCTAAATCTTGAATCTTGGTTGTCGAGACGCTCGCTGCGCCTAGGGCGGAATCGAGGATGCACTCACTACCAAAGACCCGTGATGTGAATGTTCCCGGTGCGACGTTGTCATCAACAACGGTCGAGCTGGCCAATGACCCGCCAGTGCCACCCGAGACGCTGCCTGGGATGATGGCCGCATTGTCCACGCTCAGATCAGCCAGTTCACTGCTGGTGATTGCTTCTGGGGCAATCTGCACAGCACCAATCGAGTCAGCCGTTATGACTGAGCCGGGCATATCCCCGGTCTGAAAGTTAGTCTTAGCGTATGAAATCGTTGCGTCAAGAATCTTAACGTCCGTAACTGAAGCAGCCTTAAGAGCATTAGTGTCAACGCTCTGAAGGGCATACTTAGGGGTGCTGATTGCACCATCTTGGATAGCATCGGTGAGCACCGAATCCGCCGCCATAGCGGGTGACTCGATCGAGGCAATGGCCATGTTGTAGGCCGTGATCGTCGATCCGGCTAGGTTGCCGCTACTGCCACCTAAGACACCGTCAATAACAATTGCACGGGAAGAGACTGAGCCTGTTCCATAGTCTGCTTCTGAAAGAGTTCCATCTAATATGTTTTCAGAGAGGATCGTCTCTAGGGCGATCTTGCCGCCCGTGATCGCCCGGTCCTGAACGCTAGTCGTCGCTACATAATCAGGAGGTAGGGGGCTGGTCAGTCGGTCGCTTGGAATCGAGCCTGGATCTACCAGCGCGGAACCATACTGGACAAGGTTTTTAACCGTGAGCTTTTTAGTTTCACTTGCACTGAGATCGGCTACTGCTACCGGGTCGGTCGCCTGGACACTGGCCCCAGACAACGGGGGCAGCTTGGAAATCTCAAGTGATGGCATAACGCCGCCCGGAAATACTTAATGTCGGCAGTCTAATCGACGTCTTGAAGCATAATTGGGTTGCCATCCTGATCAAGTACATAGTTAGCAAAGCCGCTAGAACCCGAGGGTGTCTCGCTGCTGCCTTCCATCAACAGGAATAGTGGTGGCTTGTCGGAGAACAGGCCGAATGCGCTGGTGGTGACGAACTCGATATCTGTCATGATCAGCTTCTCGGCTGACACTTCCATTGAGCAATTTGTCACCTGGGCCATCATTTCATACCAAACCGAAGGCTCCTTACCTTCAATCGTGGCGGTGTCTCCTGGGTAGTAAATAAATAGCTTGGCGCTGAAGCTCGCACCCTCGCTAATCCTGATGCAAAGCTGCGCTAGATACTGGGCGAATTCGGGAGCGGAACCCCCGCAATGGCCCAAGGGTGTCTCGCATAACCGAAACCTGAAGTCCCAGAATGCGGTGATTCGCCCCTGGCCGGTGATCAACCCGCCTTCGTGCTGCCGCCGGAATTCATCACCCAGCCGGGTCACGTCAACTGACTCTCTGCTCGTTGTGAATGAGAACGACTGAACCTGCGCTAAACAATGCTCGAACTGATTCCGGTTGGTGATGCTGATCTGTTGGGCGCTGGTGGGTGCTATTAGCTCCAGCGATTGATCCTTCTTTCCTGCGAGACAAGTGGAAAAGTCGGTGAAGAGCCTTAGGGCTCCCATCTCATCAACATGGACATAGTGGAGAATATCGGGGAAGTATGGGCACACTGCATAACCCGACCCGCCGCTGACGATCGTGACTGATGTGATCAGCCCCTCTTTGACAACAATATCTGCTGTAGCCCCACTGCCCGGACCCGATGCATAGTCAGGGGAGGTGAATGCAATTAACGAAACTCCTGAGTAGCTGCCATCTGTATAGTCGAAGCCGCTATCTGAGATGTAGCCATTGACTATGGCTCCCAGACCAACGTTTGAAGCATCGACTTCCTGGATTGCATATTTGAAGGTGCCTGAGCCGGTTCCGCCTAAATCGGCTGAGTCGGCAGTGACTTTCGAGCCCGCATCGGTCTCGGAGTCGATGTTGTTCCGCACTAGCTCTAGTGGGGATTTGTCCAGCGTGGCGATGGCAACACGATCACCCGTGATCAGCGGCACCACTTGGCTGCCGGTGCCTGGGATGTCGGCGTCCCAGTCGTCCGAATAATCAACGCTAAATCGCTGTTTCGCGACGTTTACATCACTCTCATTGAGTTCTGTATTGATCGCGGCGGTGTCGCCATCCCTTTTCAGCTCAATAAAGCCGTGGTTCCCGAGATAGGCAGCCATGGATCAAAACTCTTGTTCATAAGGTGCGCCATCAGCTTCAAATGTAATATCTGCGGCCATCACCTCTCCAACATTGATTCCCATGGTAAATGCTGTTACATAACCATAAAAGCTGATGTATCTATTGGTGCCACCACTTCTGACACCTAGCTTAAAACCAATTCGTTTTGATTGCTTTGTTTGTGGATCGCCGTCCCCTTGCGCAATATTGCCAATAATTTTGTCATAGGCATTATTGTCTTCCTTGATGAATCTATTCATCAACCAGGAGACGGCTTCGTTAGGCAGACTGACTGTATCAGAGCCGTTATCAGCTGGAGGATCACGATAATACAAGATTTTGGCATTGCCTGACATGCTCCTGATGCCAGGGGTAATCACCTTGTCTGTATATCCCAAGGCGCTCCTTTCGATCATGACCTGAGAGAAATTGAGCGTCCAGGATTGGACGTTGGCAACAGCCGTGAAGGCGGTTTGTCCAGGATTAGCAAGCCACAGTCTGCCAGAATCGCCGGTGAAGAACGTCATGAGCTATGTGGAGGCGGAACTGTTGTAAACAGTCTAAACCCTGTTCTTACTAGGTAGGTCTGTTTTCAATTTGAGGTAGATCGCTATCTAAGTGAGGGGTGTCGCGGGGCTGTCGGTCCTCAGTCCAGCGGCTGCCATTTGCTGCGCGTTTAAACGCACTGGAGAAGGCTCGCTCGAAAGGGGTTGGTTCCTTTGGTTTGCGTTTAATCGATTTGTCGTTTTTGATCTTGTTGTCAGCCATCTAAAAAGCCTCGGAATCTACAACTGACCGTACAGAGCCCTGCGTGGGATTGGTCCAAACTTGGCGGTTCGGCGTACCGCCAGCGCAGCTTTGGCGGCTTATTTACTCCATCAACTTGCCTGATCTCCTTTTTTAAATCGTTACTATCAGTTCCTTGCAGGCCGCTGCTACCACTAAAATCAACATAATTCCAAGCACTGTTGACCGTGTAATAGTTCTGGAGGATTAGCTCGCCCTCTTCTGTTGGGATGTTGGCAAAGGTCATCTCTAGCTCAGCATCAACAACCTGTTTGCCATATCGGATGTTCACCGTTGCCCCGTTGACACTCTCGAAAATTTTCTGGGGATAGCGGCCTGGCCTGTAGTTGCGAGTGGTGGGTGGGAGCCCCGCAGGGAATTTGATCAACTTTGGCTCAGCCATCAGGAAGACTCCACGGACCAGTCAGCATCGTCCCACTTTATGAGCTTGCTCTGCCCATCGCTATTGATCGGTTGATAGGTGCCCGCAATTTCGACCATGCCTTCCTCTCCGAAGGAGATGGACTCGCATTTGTAGATGAATTCACTGGTGTTGCTGTTGTATGTGGCAAAGAGGCAGCCGCGCAGGAAGTCAGCCGCATAGACATTGCCACTGGCATATTTGAATGTTCCAGTGCTGACGCCCTCGGTGCCAGGCTTCCAGTAATAAATCGTTTTGTCGGCAGGAACCTTCTCCCTGCTCTGAATTACGCCATCGGGGGTGACACACCCATTTGTGAACCTGCTTACGTGGCTCACCTCTGATTGCAGTCTGAAGAGATCGCCAGGCTCCAGGCCAACAACACTATCGGGGGTCGATTTGAACTTGACCGCATGATCCACCAACGTGCGGTTGAGAATTGCCCACTTTGCCCAGTCGATGCAGTGCTGTTCGCTGCAGCACCAGCTGCTCAGATCGAAGGTTTCCTCTGGGAGTTTTTCAGCATTGGGGATGTTCTGCCTCACCCGCACATTTCTAACCTCGGGAAATCCGTTATTTGTGTCATCGCGCCAGAGCACCACTGCCTGGAAGTTCTGCCGCTCTTCTGCTGATAGGAAGGTCGTTGTCAGATCAGCTACGTTCCCGTCCGTGAAGAGCGCGACGATTTGCCGCCTGAGATCTGCATCGCGCCTTATCTGAAATGTCTTTTCGTTGAATAGGACTGAGGGCTTTAGGCTGAATAGTCCTCCTTTCACTACGAAGTCGAGGAAGTTGTACCCCGCCATCGTGAATAGCCATTCTCGGACGTTCTGCTTTTCGCTGATAACGCCATTCCATTTAAACCCATTCTTTTGACAGAAGTTCGCTGCTAGCGTCATCGCCTCTCGATCTACGCCCGCTTTCCCGACAACCTGGCCGAGGCCAAACTTATCGCTGATCAATAGTGACCATGCGATCTCAGGCAGCAGGTTGGTGCTCTCGTGGGTGCCATCGATCAAGCGACCGCCGGGCACTCGGATGCCCCGCTTAACAAATGTCGAGAACTGCGTGAATTGCTGGATCTCATCACCAGCATCAAGGCGGATCCCGGCATAAGCCAGATCGTCATATTGAGGAGTTGTCTTATTCAGCACCTGCTCATTTACATAAACAAGCTCATGCTCCGGGTTGTCCTGATGTGATTTGCGCTCTGACTCAAACCGCCAGTAGTCTGCGATCGCATCCCATGGATTGAGGTTTCCATCAAAGCGCCGATTGGGATTCGGGCGATAGTAGGTGATGTCATAGCTTGGCTCATCACCTATGACCCATTCGGGGTTACTTACAAAGTTATTATCTAACTTCTCTCTATAGCCAGCAAGCTCAACCTCTACCTTGTCGCCATTAACATTGTGGGTGAATGTCAGTGTTCTGCCAGGATTCAAGACTATCACCTCATCACCTTCTCTCTTCTCCCAAACGTAGTTGCCGGAGGCCGGTAGGAACCTGAATTCATATTGCTCATGCTCGTGGAAGATCTTGATGTAGTTGTACTGAGCCACAGGACGCTGGCCGACGATACAAAAATAAGTTCCATTGCTGATCGATGTCCAGCCCTTCTTACCTCGTTTTCGCATCTGCAAACTGAAGAAAGATAGCCGTTTGACAAATTGATCAATTCTGCCAACGCTAATGTTCGCAGCGTGTTTCTGATAGCGTTTGATGGTGTAGTCACTAGGCACGCTATTGAAGTTCGCGCAGCTTATCTTCGACCAGACTGTTGACTTGATCCCTAGTTCAGTGCAGTCACAGGCGCGGTTGTTTGTGATGGTTGCAACTGCAACTCGCATCGGATTCAATGTCTGATACGGGCCGTGGAATGCGTGGGAGCCGTAGGTTTTCTCTACCTCACACACTCCTGGCTCGGTAACAGTGAATCGGAATCTTTTGGTGTCTCCGATCTTCCACGGATCTTTTGGAACCCGGCTGGTGCGGCACAAAGCGCTGCCTATCAGGTAGGTGTCGCCCTCTTTAAGGGCTTCATCGACACTTACTCTGATGGCCTTTACTGCATTTTCGA